GAGCGGAAGGATTGTACTGCCCAATCTTCTCTTGGTTGGAAACCAAGTGTGTTACTTTTATACTACTTCCGCATTTATTCATAGTTACAATATACACTAAAGGCGTCCAAAAGGCAATGCTAGGACGCCTCTAGCAATAATTATTATTTAATGTTGATTGTTCTCGCCTTTCTATGGTCTGGAACGATTTTCTCTAAAGAAACAGTTAATAGTCCGTCTTTTAATTCGGCACCCTTAACCTCAACATCTTCTGCAATAGTAAAAGATTTAGTGAAGTTTCTTTTTGCAATGCCTTTGTGTAATACACCGTCATTGTCTTCCACTTCCTTTTCTTCTTTTGATTTTACAGATTCAATTTTAAGGACATTATCCTCATAGTTGATTGATACATCTTTTTTACTGTACCCAGCTAACGCCACCTGAATATCATATGTTAAAGAACCTGTCTTTACGATATTGTATGGGGGATAGTTATTCGCCGTCATGTGTGGTAGATGATGTGCCATTGTATCAAAATGGTCAAACATTTCATCAAAACCGACAGTGAATGGTCTTAATCCAGTAAAAATTGATTGAATTGCTTTGTGATTGGTCATATAGAACCTCCTTTTGTTAAGCAAAGTTTAATTAAGATACCTCTAATGAGCGTATCATAGTTATTTATATAGTCACTTATCTTCATATTTCAAGTGGTAGTTTTTCTTTTTTGTGTTTAAAACTACCAAAACATTAACACGCAGCTTAAGTTTGTCTATTTAAAGTGGATGAAACCAAGCGCTATCGCTAAAACGTACCACTATCCAGGTTCACTCTCGCTCTACTGAATACATTTGGGCCGAGGTAGGTCTCACCCTCGTTATACTAAATTGTCTTACCAACCTTGTCACATTAAAGTGCTACAAAGACCAATGAGCCCGAATTAGGTGGTCGTTTTTTGTAATAGAGAACGACCAAACTCCAACCTATCTTTGGCTTTACAAGCTCGGGCAAGGTTCTACCCCTCCACGCCGTAGGTCTTACGAGCTGCCTACTCACCATATTTATAATATAAATGCACAGGCGGGAATACTATAATTCTTGTTGTAATTTCTTCATCTTCTTCTTGTAATTCTTAATGCCTTCTTTTTTCTTCTCACGTTTAATTTCAGAGGGTTTTTTATAATGCTGTCGGTCACGTAATTCTTTTACAATTCCTTCTCGCATAACCTTTTTCTTCAATACACGCATGGCCTTTTCTAAATTACCATTTCTTACTTCTACAGTTATTGACAAAGTTGTCTCCTTTCCGTAAGTAAATGGGGGTCGGACACTACCCCGACCCCACAAGGACTTACACTATTGATAGATTTAGATAACGTCTTCGTCATCTGACTCACTATCATTGTCATCCATTTGAGACTTCATATCTGCCTGTCTCGCTTCTTCGCTTATCTGCTCAGCAGTAGCGCCAGCGTCAACTTTCTGATATAACTCACTAAATGAATTCTTTGTATCATCATCAAATCTATTAGTACAAACTTCAATAGCTTTCATTTTGTTATTGAAGATACCAAATGCTTGAACGATATGGACTAATCTTCTAGTTGAGATTATCTCATCAACGCCACCATCAAAATATGTTTTTCTGATTACGTCAGCCCATGTTACTAACTTTTTAGCAAAGTCATCATCTTTTTTACCAGCACTTTTAAGGCTGTTGATTAAGATTTTTTGCTCAACGTTAGCAGTTGGATACTTCTGTTCAAATGTAATAGGGAACCTTTCAAGGAACGCCTCATTAAGAACATTAGTACCGATAAACTTACCGTCATCACTACCTTGACCTTTAGTATTGGCAGTAGCGACCACGTTGAAACCATTTTTAGGTTTTACAAACTTGTTAATCTTTTTAACATAGACACCTGAACCTTCAAGTATCGGTTGTAAACACATAATCTTGTTAGAGGCAAGGTCAATTTCGTCAAGAAGCAATAATGCGCCTCTCTCCATCGCCTCAATAACAGGACCATTTTGCCAAACAGTTTGACCATCTTTAAGTCTGTAACCACCTAAAAGGTCATCTTCATCTGTTTCAATAGTAATGTTAACTCTAATCATTTCTTTTTTAACTTCAGCACATGCTTGAGTTACACCAAATGTTTTACCATTACCAGACAAACCAGTAATGAAAACAGGATAGAACATATTAGACCTAACAATTGATTTTAAATCTGGATAGTTACCGAAAGAAACGAAACTTGGATCCTTAGCAGGAACAATATTACCTGTTAAAGATGAAACTACGTAAGCAGCTTCTGTATTGATTGTTTCTTGTGGCAAAACTTTCTCGGCAGTACCGGAAGTCTTAGCAGAAGAACCATCTGTTTCAGTTGGTAACTGAAATAGGCCTTTGCCTATTTTAAAGTCTGTGTTTTTGATAAGCCATTGTGGTGCATATTTGCAACCAAACTTTTTATTGGCTTCTTTAAGTTGAGCAACAGTTAGTTCATTTGAACCAAATTTCTCAACGGCATAATCTACGAATTGTTGTTGTTTAGTGTTTAGCATAGTATAGTCCTTTTTTTTCATTAGTTATTTTCTTATTTTCAGTGGCTATCCTATCATAGTATTCTACGAAAGGCAAGCCCTTTTTTGCAATTATTTTTTTGTTACCTGGCAACAGGCCTAGAGTATCCATTATGCAACCTCCTGGATAAACTTGTTTAAAACAACTCTGGAAACCAATCGATTCGCCATTGATTTACCAAATGCTCTTTTGAATTCTGACGGTGTACCTTTTTTGATACTAACGTCATTCAAATCAAAATTCTCAACTCTCATCTTTTTGCCATCAAGTAAGAAATACTTTTTATAACCATTCTTATCTACAGCAATTGCTTTATCTTTATTCATTTGTTTTCTAGCAGCCGCTGTTTGCTTCTGCCTTTCATAATAATCTTTACCTTTCATGTATTGTTCAATATCCCATGCCTTAACTCTTTTAAGAATATAGAAACCAATAACATTAGTATCATACATTTTACCAATGTATCTTAACAAGGCAGCTGTCAAACTGTCACCAGAAGAATAACCACTCAATACAATCTTCTTTTTACCAACATTAAGAACAGCAGTTTTATCATAAGTTGATTCATAGTCATCACTATAAGAATCTTTATGTAGGTCTTTTTTAAGTTTTTTTCTAAATGAGTTAGCACCACCATCTGTAAGTGTGATAAATGTCATCTTCTCAATACCATATTTCTTTTTGAATTGTGGTATCAAATCTAAACAATATACAAGTGCTTCGTTAAGTGGTGTATTACCAAGGTTGTATTGTCTTGGAATACCATAACTATTGTATCTAGCCATTTGTAAATCATCATTCCAGTTCTTGTGATATACATAACTTGCATTGTAATAAAATGCCATATGGTACATGTACATCAACGATTGGTCTAATTCTCTTTTATTCATTCTGTGACTTGCACAATTAACTAAATGGAAATCTTCCATCAACCAATCTTTATCTGTTTTATAAGAGAATGATTTTTCATAACCTGAATCTTCTCTTTGCCATTTTCTTTCACTAGTAAAGAAGTAAACTTCAAAAGGAATATTAACCTTTCTGATAAATTCTACTAGATTGATTAACTGCTCAACAGTATTCATTAGACTATCAGACATTGAACCTGACCAATCAAGTAACAACATCATACCATGGTTTTTACCGTCTGGTACAATAGTCAATCTTTTAAAGATATCATCTGAAAATTTGTAGTCTTTAAGTTTTAAAGGGTCAATAACACCAGTTTTATCTGTACTTGCTCTTTTGTAGGCAGTTGCAGCTTTCTTCATTTCAAATTCTTTAACAAGATACATAACAGTTTTTTTGTTATCGTTTTGAAATTTCTTATAAGCGTTAATCAACCACTTGTCATAAGAGGCAATGTCTGTATGAGTTCTTTCTTTAGACTTTAGTTCTTGGAAATCTTTTAAGAATTGTTTGTAAGAGGTCATACCCTCTTTCATATTAGGTGAAGGCAGATTACCATATATAAAACCTTTTACTTTTTCATCAAGTAATTCTTCTGATTTTTTATCAAAACTTTCTTGTGTAACTGCTCTTAATAATTTTTTACCAACGTCACTACCACCAGCACCTGAACCATATTGAGTAGCTTCTTCTTTACCGTCATCATTTTCTTTGTCACCACTTTCAGGTTGCATAACAGATTTATCTGTAGTTTTTTCATCATCTGCTTTTTGGTCACCAAAATTATTGAAGTCATTTTTTTCATCTGCTTCATCATTGTTTTCTGGTGTTTCATCTGATTCGTCACCGTCATAATCATCATAGTCTTCTGATAAATCATAAGTCTTAGCAATAACATGTTCATCAAAATCAGGAAGTTTTTTCATTTCCTCAATTTGGTCTTTTTGCCAATTAAGTAATTCTTTAGCAACTTCAATTACATCTTCAAAAGTTTCAATAGCGTCAACTTTAATTAACCATGACATGTCTTCTTTTGTCCATGCAAAAGTAAGTCTGTTTAAAGACTTTGACCTCATATTGATTTTGTCAATCAACATCAAATCATTATTAATATTTTTACCAAACAGACCAAAAAAGTCTTGTTGTTCTAGGATATCAAAACCATTCATGTAGTTCTTAACTACACCAGGATATTTCGCTTGAATTAATTTGTCAATTCTGCAATCTTCAAGGACATTAACATACATTCTTAACTCTTTATCAGAGGCAATTTCTTCCCACGCTTTAAAAGGAGTATAAAGAGCATGGGCACATTCGTGAGCGATAAGCATATCATACACATCACCACTTTGTTGTTTAAAAATAGGTAAGGTAAGTATTCTGTTCTTTACGTCAAAAGAAGCAGTCTTTACTTTGTTATGTTGGATTACAATGTTTTCGGTAGCAATTAATTTTGCTAGATTAGATTTTGTTTCAAGTGATATCATAGTGTTATTAGTGTCCTTTTTCATTTTATAAGGCCATCCTACAGGAGTTTTTCACAAAAGGCAAGCTTTTCAGCTAAATTATTTTTGTTACCTGGTAAGGGTTACCGAACTTTCTAGCTATTTTTTCATATATTTTTTCTCTCAATGTCGCTTTCCTGACAAGTTTCACCATATTGTATCTCTACGATTCGCAAAGGATTGCCCGATTCGTTTACTAATTGGTGCCATTGGCCTACATTTATATGTAAATTATCGTAAACATTATATCTTCCTTGTAGTTCTACGTCTGTAGATACGTTCAAAGTATATACGGATGCCTGTCCTTCTGAAATAAACCAATGCTCTGACCTTTTATCATGTCTTTGCATTGATAATGATTTGCCTGGTTCTACAGTTAATTCTTTGACCTTTACATTTTTCTTGTCGCTGTTATGTAATACTCTATAACTACCCCATTCTCTTACTGTAATGTCATCTTTATAATCTTTAAGTATTTTACTTGAAGCATTTGTCTTCTCGCCACCTACACCAAATTTAAACTCCATGTACATATCTTGGTGGTAATACTCATATTCTGGAATATTATATTGGTCTCTGTCACCACCATTTGCAAATACTATTTCGCAATTAGGACCATTATATTTTTTTACTTTATAGATTGCGTCAATGGCTGTGTTATCGTGGTCATCAAAATCAATTACGTGGTCTACACAACCTAGTGCTTCTACAATAGTTGACCTTTCTTTCCATGACATAAATGATTTACCTTTTTTTCTTTCTAACCATTCGTCACTATTAACACCAACAATAAGTTGGTCACCTAGTTTCTTTGCTTCTTTTAAATAGTTGATATGACCACTATGTAATGGGTCAAAACCACCTGTTGCAATGACTATCTTCATCTTTTGTCACCACTACCATGTAATGTACCACGTTGCTGTCTACCAGCAAGTTTCTCTAAATTCTTTTTGACAATATCCTCTAAAGAAAAACCAAGGTCTTGTGCTAAACAGGCCACATACCACATCACGTCACCTAATTCATCAGCAGCTGCCTCTGCCTTTTCTCTATTAACTTGTTCTACTTGTATGCCTAAATTATCGTCTCTCATTAATTTCTTAATCTTATTGGCAACTTCGCCAGCCTCACCTGCTAGTCCCATTGCTGGATAAACAATCTTAATTTGTTTTGGATAGATTGCTGTCTTGTATGCTTTTAATTGATAGTCGTTAAAGTCCATGGTTATCTCCCTACCTGTGGTAAATATTTTGCTTTTGTTTCTTCCCATGTTAGATATATAATATCATCATAGAAATGTGTCTCTTTAGAAACACGGTCTTGTTTAGTTAGTGATTTAATTCTTTTACTTGCATATCTAGTTTTCCATAATGTAGTTAGATAGTCTGTACTGTTATGGAAACTTCTCATTAAATCTTTCTCTTCACACTCTTCTCTTAAAAATTCTCTTGTGTTGGTGTATAGTTCGCCAAAGTAAATACCTCTAGCATGGTCTGACTTTTGTAATTTCTTATCAATGCCTAGTTTACTGTATGTAAATGACCTACTTCTATTTCTATGGTCTCTTTTGTGAGGTTGACCACTAGGTTTCTTTGCAACATACCACTCAAAGTATTTGTATGTGTGATTATGCATTAACCATTGTTGAATTAATGTATTGGTTGCCTTTTCAGGTTCAAACGAAACAGAACCAGCAGTCCAACCCATTTTCTTCCAGTGTCTTAATCTATCATATTGTGATAATGGTATTTCTTTTGTCTTACCATATAAAGATGTAGTTGTAACACCAACTAACTTGTCACCATATTGTTTTTCCCATGTCTTCTCAACTGTATCTGATAAACATAGTAATGCTAATAATTTACCACCTACTAGATTATAACCAAGTGGTTGTATAGGTACAATCGTACTACCAATACAAGTATGATTAATCATCTTTTGTGTTTTTCTAGTTCTATCCCAACCAATGTATTCGTCTCTTGGTGTAAGGTCTAAAAAGTCACTACTCATACAGATAACACCTAGGTATTTCTGTGTGATTCTATCTCTAACTAAAAAGTTTAGATTTCTACCAATGTTACTATTGTTTTTCATAGTAGATAAGAAAGTTCTTAATGCATTCCATATCTCACTACCTTTGGCATTTGTGTGTGATTGTATTTCAGCACCATCTGTCCATATTAGTTCAGGTTCTAATTTTAGATATTCTTGTGGGTCGTCTGGTAACCAGAAATTATTTTTGACTTCTTGTATAACTGTGGCCTGTTCAGGACGTAGCATAGCAGGTTTATCATCAAAGAAACTATTTGTTTCTGCTGTGGGATATCTGTCTTTAACTTCTTGCCACTTCTGATACAATGTATATTCTTTTACATCCATAGCAGATACAAAGGTCAAATCTTTAATGATTGTCTCTTTTAATTTGTCTGTATCTGGATTGTAAACTTTAGATAAATCTGTATTGTCTTGCCAACTTTGCCATTGGTCGTCTATTGACATGTCTTTGTTCCAACTGTAACTCATAATATATCCATACTAACATAAAGTGCCTGAAAAGTCAATGCCTATTTGGCTGATGTCTTTGTCTGTGCTTGGTGTTTTCTCATTAAGTCTATCTGTTTCTTCGCTTTTTTCTCTGCCATCTGCAATTTCATTTTACTTGCATGTTCAGTAAACGTTCTACCTAACATATGTTCATACTCATGTTGGTAAACACGACTTAATAAACCATCTAGTGACGCCTCTTTTAGGTCACCTGATTCGTCTGTGTATTTTGCTACACATTTTCTAGGTCTTTTAATAGATAAGAAAATAAAAGGATAAGTTAAGCAACCCTCTTTCATCATAATCTCTTCATCACCTACTGACAATATCATAGGATTGAAACAGGCCATCTTTAGACCGTCTTCTACTTGTGGATGACCACCCATAACAAACATATTAAATGGTAAACCAACTTGGTTTGCTGATAGTCCTATGCCACCATATCTTGTCATGGTTTGAAACATAAACTCTGTTAAGTCTTGTCTATCTTTAAAACCATATTCTTCTAACATATCGTCATTGTATGGTGCAATGGCCGTTGTGACTCTAGGGTCTGTTGGTGGTATTAATGCTATTTTATCTCGTTCAATCATTGTGGTTCCTTCCAGAATATATTTAGTGTTAATCTTCCATTGTTGATATCTGTACCATGGTTGTGTATTGGCATGTGGTTATATCTACTTTCAAATATTAATGCTCTATTCTGAATAAACTTAATATCTGCAATTTCTTTTTGTTTGTCATCATACAGTTTTGTACCACTTTCAAGGTTAGTTTTTGACAAATAAACTAGTGTTGAATAGTCAGCACCAGGTGTATCTTTGTGTATAAACTCTTCTTTGTTATCACTACCTAATCGTAGGTGTGTATAAATTTTAAATGGACAATTAGGTGGTAAAAAATTACCAAACTTTGTAAACTCTTTTAAGAATAAAGAAACGGCAAACGGAGATACTTTCTTCAAGTCTTCACTTCGTTCACCAGGCCATTTAAAATTTAACTCTGTACCATCTGTTTTCTTTAACTCGGCAACCTGTACCTCTGGATGGTCTTTATAACTATAACGTGGTATATCTTTAAATGCTTGCTCTAACTGAACAAAGTTAGAGAAAAAGTTTTCTACCATCATCATTCTCATTATACGGTTCCTAACTGTGTAAAGTTATTGTGTTTCTCATACTTAATTATATGAGCAAACTTATCAAATAATATGTCACCTTTGTGTGATATGATAAAGATGTTTTCTTTTGTCAATGTTTTAATAATCTTAAAGAAGTCATCTGTACCTTGACCATCTAAACTACTATCAAATATCTCGTCAAGTATTAATAGATTGGTGTTTGTACTGTTTTTCATTCTAGCAATATCACGCCATGTAAATAGTAAGGCAAGGTCAATTCTCATTTTCTCTCCCTCACTAAAGTTATTATAATTAAAGTTATCTCTAAATCTACTCTTAACTGTCTCATTAAATTCTTCATCTAATACAAATGAGATATAGAAGTCCATTGCTTGTAGATACTTGTTAATAAGACTATTCATAATTGGTACATACTTACGTATAATTTGTGCCTTAGCACCTTTGTCGTTAAGTATCTCTCTTAATATATCTACATAAGATTTCTCTTCGTTTACTTTTGCTAATGCTTCATCAGCTTCAACTAGAGATTTTGATAATTCATTAAGTTCTAATTTAATAGTTGTAATATCACTGTCTCTATTCTTGGACATTAATATCTCTTCATGTATAGAATCACTAGAAGTTTTTAATGCTTGTAATGATGTTTCTATTTTAGCGACCTCTACATTTAAATCTTGTACCTTTTTAGATACACCACTCATTTCAGTTACCTTTTCTTCCGTCTTGGTAATCTCTTGTAATAGTTCTTCTAGGCCATTTTCTAGTTTCTGAATAGTAGTTGTTTCTTCTATTTTCTTTTTACTTTTAAATTCTTCTTCAATAGGTTGTGTACATGTAGGACAATTATCATTATTTAAAAAGAAGTCTAAAGTTTTCTGGTGGTTTGATAGATTGTTTTCTATTTTGCCTTCTAGTTTTGTTAACTGATTGTACTGACCTTTTACTTTGTCCTTATCAACCAACAAACTATTTGTAGATTCTATCTCAATATTCAATTGTTTGATTTTTTCTCTGTATTCCGTCTCGGATTGTCTATTTTTTTCTAAAGATTTTTGCTTACCAGTCTGGAAGTCTGTACCTTGGTCTTCCAGAGACTTTAGATACTTTGCTTCAGTTTCGTATTTGGACTTTATTAACTCGCATTGGTGCCTCACCTCCGTTAACTTTTTTTGTAAATCGCTCTGTTGGGAACGCAAAATCAAGTCCATCAGCCCAAAAACTCTTATGTCCAAGATTTCTTCAACAACTTCTCGTCTGTATCTTGGTTTCATCTTCATAAACGGTTCGTAAGAGGAAGAACCTAGTAAAACCACCTGAATGAATGACCTGTAATTAAGTTTCATTATGTTTTGTTCTAGGTATTTTTGATAATCAATAGTTGAAGCGTCTTGATTCAACAAAGTACCATTCTGAAATATCTCAAAGATGTTTGGTTTGATACCTCTTCGTATCTTATACTTCTTTGTACCAACTTCAAAGTCAACCTCTACCATACAATCACCAGCATTAATAGTATTGACCATTTGGTCTTTCTTAATAATACGAAAAGGTTTGTTAAACAATACAAAACATAATGCGTCTAGTAATGTTGACTTACCACTACCATTAGTACCAACAATTAGAGTAGTCTGTGACATATCCAAGTTGACAACTATAGGTTGGTTACCTGTTGATAAAAAGTTTTTATACTGTAGTCGTTTAAATGTTATCATTCTATAAAGTTCCAATTTAGATTACCAGATACACTAATACGTTCTATGTCTGGTGTTTGAAAGGGAGAAACCCAATGTGTTAATTGTGCTGGAAATATAAACATCTGACATTCTTCTGGAATAAAGATATGTTGATTAATAATCCATTCAAGGCCATAGACAGGTTCACCATAATTAAAGTTAATTGCACCTGCTGACTTGTCGGCAGATTTTTCTGCCCAATATTTGTTTTCTTCTACAATTTCTTTTGGTACTTTTAAATAGATAACAAATGATATATCACCACCATGTTTATGTGGTGGATTAAATTCGCCTGCAACCTGTGTATTAATCCATAATGATGTCATACTAACAACACTTTTTAATTTGCCTGCTTGAATTTTAGGATGAAATCTATTTGTAGTTGCAAAATGTTTTAACCAATGGTCTGTATATGCTTTGAATACAGCACCTGTGTTTTCTGTAAACCACGACATATCATTCTCTGTATAACCAAATTCTTTGTCAATGTTGCCTGCTAGTTTTTTATTACGTGGTTCTGTAGCAAGTTTACCACGTCTTAATAGTTCATCACAAAAAGGTTGGTCTAATTTAGTTTGGAATAATAAAGGACCCCAGTTATAAGTTCTATATCTTCCCATTATTCATTTGCCTCGGCATATAATTCTTTTGCAAACTGTTTCAGTTTTTGTTTATCAATATCTGTTTCAACCTGTTCAATATAATTACCTAAAAAGGTCAATGTATCTTCGCCTTGTTCTAGTATATCTTCTCTTACGCTAGCACCAATATCCGACATATCTTCTACTACTTGTAATTCATGTACGTTTATATCGTTATACATACGGTCAATAAATCTATCGTACATATCAGCGTCTCGCTTATCAGCAATGAATAACTTAACAAACGTATTGTTGTACATATCTATTTCAAGTCTATCATAGTCTTTTAGTTGGTCATTGTAATGTATCTTTTTAAATATTTTATTAGGATTAGATACTCTTTCAAGTTCTCTAGTTTCTGTATCAAATATATGGAAACCTTTAGGACAATTGTAGTCTGACCAAGTCATTTCGTATTGTGTACCAAGATAGTATATCTGACCATCATCTGACTTCTTGTGAAAGTGTCCTGATAATACTTTCTCAAATCTTTTAAAAGCACCTTTCTCTAAACCATGTTCGTTAAAATGGCCGTTATGCATTTCAAAACCTTTTACTTCTAAATGACCCATTGCAATAGTAGCTTGTGAGTTTGTAATCATGTCAACTGATTCTTTTTCATTGTTGTCACAAATCCATGGTATGAATAGAATAGGTAAACCATCAAACTCTACTTGTGTAGTTTTTGTATAAATTTTTACGTCTTTTGATAAGTTAAGATTTTGCATGGCATTGACTTCATTTGTATTCTTATAATACGTGTCATGGTTACCAAGTATAACATGAGTATCAATAATCATGTCATCTAATTTATTCCAAAAATGCTCTCTAAAATTGTGTGCTGTGTTATGATTAATAAATTTTCTTCTATCAACTACATCACCTAGGTGTACCAATGTACCTATGTTATGTTCTTTTAGATATGGAAAAAATAACTCATCATAAAACTTATTCATGTATTTGATAAACGCTGGACTATCATTTCTGGCGCCAAAGTGTGTATCATTCAGTAATGCTATTTTCATTCTTCTTTCCAGTCGGCTAGTTTTATCATATTCATATTAATGTTCATTCTGTATTTACTATCACTAGTTGATGTACTAGTGTGTGGTACGCTAGGGTCAAATAAAATCATTCTGTTAGCGACACTTGGTATCTTTTCATCACCTATTCTTGTATAACCATCACATGTATTAATACTAAACAGGCAACCAAAGTGTGAGAATTCATAGTCTTTATGTTCGGAATGTTCTACTACACCTATACCTTGATTGATATACATGTTGCCTTTGATTCGTAGAATGGCCGTAGGTTCTAGTTTTCTTAATAATGGTATACATATATCAAAAAATTGTGATGTTTCAAAATTTTTGTGTAGATAAAACTGGTGGCAGAAATAGAAATAAGGATTATCACTACCTAAATGTGTAGTAATGTCTTCTGTGTAATGCCAATCAAACTTTGTTTGTGTCATTATGGTTTCCATCTGCTTAAATGTTTCACCATCTAAGTAGTTATCAATTACTTCTAACATGATTATTTCTTCTTCTTGGCTTTACGTAAAGTTTTTAGTCTTTCATTTGTCTTTTTCTGTTGTTCTATTTCTTCAGCATTTTCTTTAGGAAGATTTGCTTTTAAAAATTCACTAAACTGATTCTTAAACTCTCTGTCTTCACCTGGTTGTAATGTCATATCATCATAATTAGAATCAGCAATCATCTTCTGTTTGATTACTACCTGTTTCTTCTCTTTTTGAATTCGTCTTACAAATGCATAGTATATAATTTGTGTGAAATATGCAAATGGATTATTTGATTTCTCTGGATTGAAATTGTCTAAGTATTGTAAGCAGTTCTCTATACCATCACTAATCATATCGTCTCTAAACGTATAGTTTATAAAGTTAGGTCTGTAAGATAGGTGGTTGGCAATTTTAAGAAAACACTCACCAATGTAATTAGTTACTGGTGGTTTAGGTTGATTGTTTTTAACAGACTCGTTTACTAGTCTTTTGTACTCCGTCATTGCTAACAAAAACTCTTTGTTATTGACGTAATGTTCTGGTTTCTTTTTACTTATCATAATGTCCTCATAATACTATAAAAGTATGTAAAAGTCAAGCCTGATTCAATTTTTAATTGAGCCTTAAATTGGCATTGACATTGTTAAAAATTTATGTATAATAAGCGGTGTAGCGGGTTGCAAGGAAAGGACCTAGTACCTAATGTATAGTCTCTTCACCGTCTCTATCCATAAACTCGTCAAATATTTCATTCAACTCATCATTTTGTTTATTACTCATTTGTTTAGTGTCTTGTAAGCCGCCGGTGTTCGGAGCAAGTGGCGATTTATCATATTCTTTTGAAATATGAGACCAACTCTCTGCCATTGGAACACTAGCATTTGTGATTGTCATTATCTTATCTTTAGGAATGGTAACCACATAATCTTCCGTATAATTAGTCCATCTAATTAAAGCAATATAATCTCTAATACCTGTTGGTGTTACTTGTGGAACATACTTAACCTGCAAAGGCTTGATTAACCTTATTAAAGCGTTAGCCTCTGGTAGTTGTCCCTTACTAGGAATGTGACAAACGATATCGTCACCATTTACTAACTTAACAATTTTAATTTCTGTACTAGCTGTCATTGTTTAGTCCTACGTTGTGTATTTCATAATCAAAATCTTCACTGTTGTATATATTTATCCGTTCTCTAAAATGGGCCAATGTGTAGTTCTCTTTCTCGTTATAGGTCATGTCATCAGCTATGTCATATAATGTCGCATGACTATTGTTATCTTTTAATCTAAGGCCTCTACCGATAGATTGTAAATTTCTAATTCTGGATTTTGATGGACTTGCAAATACAATGTTATGTAAATTTCTGATATTAATACCAGTAGAGAAAGTACCATAACTTGCGATAATAATTGCATTATCAGATTTTTCTGTAATCTGTCTGATATGTTCTCTTTCTTCTGTATCAATTCCACCATGTACGTAAAAGACTTTTTTATCTGTTGCCTTTTCTTTTATATCTTCATACAATTGTTTACCATGTTTCTCTACATATTGAAACAAACATAAAGAATTGCCTTGTAAACCTTTACATAAGTTTCTTATATAAACATTTCTTTTCTCATTGGCAACCAAGAAATCCATTTCTTCTTGGTACGTCTTATCTTTCATATAGTGTGAGGTATTTTTATCGTGTTTTAAGACCAAACAGTATATCTTTAACTCAGATAGTTTTCCTTTCTCCATAAGTTCCGTTGTAGATACTACCTTATTTACACTACCAAACAATCCTTCTAATACAAGTTTATGTGTTTTACTACCATCAAGTGTACCAGTTAGACCTACTCTATATGGACATTTTTTTAGATTACTCATAATTTTAGTTAGTGAGACTGCTTTGAACAAGTGTGCCTCATCACCAACAATCATACCATATTGTTTAAACCAGTTTTTAGGTAGATTATAGATAGATTGCCATGTAGAAATAACTACTTGTTTGTTTGTATCTTTCTCATGTCCTTGGTATATTCTATGTACGTTTCTTTCAGGCGACCAACCGTAATCTTTAAAGTCTTTGAACAATTGTTCTACCAATGATGTTGTAGGTACGATAATCAAAATTTTCTTTTTTTCTTCTTTCAATCTAAGCAGATTAAATCTTACCAATAGATATACAATAAGTGATTTACCAGACGCCGTTGGCGACAGTAACAATGTTCTATTCTTACGTGTTGCATAGATAAAGGCTTCTTTTTGATAATCTCTTACCGTAAAAGGTATTTTTAATGCCTCAATAAACTGGTCAACCTTCGCTTCGTCAACCTTGGTGTCTTGCATTTTTGAGCCATCAACTACGTGTACCTGATTATCTTCACACCACTTTAAAATATAAGGATATAAACCTGCATATATTTTACCTGTTTGATATGAGAATAATCTAATCTTTCCGTCCCACACTCTACTTCTATATTGTGGCATAAACTTAAAACCAGGAACCTCAAAGGTAAAAAATTCTCCTAAATCTCTACGAATGGCCTCATCAGCCTCTATCGTTAGATGTACGTCATCTTTTCTTTCAATAATAATATATCTTGTTTTGTCCATTATATAATCCAAGTCATTAAAGAATATCTATGTCCTTTGGTTACTTTCTTAACTTCATGTGGGAACATAAAATTAGAAGGAAATACTATACCACTACCTTGTTTTATAGGTGGTACGTATTCACCATCACACAAACTTATTTCACCACCCTCAAAGTTGTCATTTAAAAACATTAACGCTGTGATATGTGGGTAACCAAACTTTTGTCCATGTGAATGATGTATGTTGTCAATATGATTTTTCATAAAACCACCCTCTGGATAGTGGTTTAATCTGAATTCTGTAAACTGTTCTGGTATAACTTTAGGATACACTTTGATATATTGGTCTACCATTTTTGTAAAACTATACTTTAATATATCGTAATGTTCATCACCTTTTTTTATCCAGTATTCATTCATCAATACTTTTTTAGATGTTTCTGGAGATATTCCGTCTGCTGTACTGAATGATGATTCGTGCCAATCGGCATTTTGATAATAATAATCCACCACAGTCTGTGCTGTGTGAGACCTAATTGCCGAATCGAAATATAATATATGGTCTTTTACTAGTTGCATTAAATAGCACCAGATGTAAACCTCTTCCACTCTATTGCATTTTTAATTGTGAATGTTCTATTTGAAATTTGTCTAATAGTTCTATCTAAAAAATCTACAGTAGTTGAAAGATAATCTACCTTTTGTTTTGCTTTAACATAGGCTTCGTCTGACTGAATATATTGGTCTACGTCTTGTCTTAACAATTTGTAATTAAATGGTCTTTGTGCATACACAGAGGCGTCAGCCTTACCTGTATAATATTCCCAAAGTACCCTTTTAGTATTCATTAGTTCGCCCTCGGCACGACTTAACATTAACTTAAATTTAGTTAAGTGTTTCATAAACTCGTTATGTAATTGAGGTGTTTTGATACTCTCTAGGTCTAGTTCAGTATCATTGATTTTTAACCGTTTATCGGCTAGTTCTTGTAGTTGTTCTAAATCCATAATATCTCCATAATTTAAGTAGTATTATAACACAAAAAACTTTAAAAGTAAAGTCTCTATGTGACAGTAACACTAGTTTTTGACGCACCAACTGTAGCAAATTCGTATCTTTTGTATTCAAAATCTACTGTTGCTGTCAAGTATTCTACGTCTGTTGCCTGTTGGTTATAATCAAGTCCACTCAATGTTGTAGGGAACACGTCTGAGAACCTTACTTCAACGTTACCATTGTTTTTAGATGTCAATATGTTCAATGTTGCGTCTGAAAATATAGCACCTTGGTCACTTGCACCGTACTTAACTTTGCCTGGATCCGTTCTCTGGTTGGCGCCAGAAGACGTAGGAAAGCGGTCGGCGCCACTTCCTAATATACGTTGATACTCTGAATGGTCTTCAGGAAATGCTAGTCCTGTCAACCAACCATGTATCTCTCTATAGTTCTCTAAATTCTCATCAACCATGAAAGTTACTCTTAATGTTTGGTAGTCTAATTTCTCTCCAGGTTGTGGAATATCAGAAAGTGGTGTCTGTTGAATTCTTGTTGATAGTGATATACCAGGCAGATTTGCAGCCGTGCAAAAGTATTCTACCTTTGGTAGTTTTGTTATTTGAAACCTAAACTGTGTTGGACTACTATAGTCTAACTTTGTAGGTTGTCTTGATAATGCTGTTTCCATACTACTATTTATCCATTAGAATATAGCAGTGTGTCCTGGTTTCATAAAAAGAGCGATAAAAACCAAAGCTGCTATCAATAGTGCCGTGAACCAATAACTGTTAGGATCCATGGTAATCTCCTTTGTTTGTTTTAGGCTAAAAAAAAGGGCGACATAAAGCCGCCCTCTTTCATTATTTCTGTTAAGAACAGATATTACATTAAGTTTGCGATTTGCACTCTTTGGTAGTATCTGTTTGAGTTAGCAGAACCAGCGTCATTAACCGGAGTAGCTGCACCAGACTGAGCGCCTGTTTCAGCAAATGGGTTCGCAACAAGACCATATCTTGTTTTAAATCCAATTTTCGGTTGGAACGTGTCCTGACCAACTGCTCTAACCATTTGTAGTGGTACATATGGACAATAGAACATACCAGCGTCATAAGGTGAAGTACCTTTGTAACCAACAACATAGTATTGGCTAGCGCTTGAGTTTGCACTGTATGGGTCAATGTATACCTTGAATCTACCGTTAAGAACACCAGCAAAAGTATTACCAGTATCGTCAACGTTTAGGTTATTGTTTAATGCAGGTGTGTAGTCTAAAACACCAGCCATTTGAAGTGCTGAAGCAACATCAGAAGAACAGATAATCATATTACCTTTTCCTCTTCTTGTTCTTTGAGCGATTCTGTTTGCGTCTCTTTCCAATTGGAACATAAGACCTTTGAATCTTTCAACTGACCATCTACCGTTTGAGTCTGTATCTAAATCAAAGATACCAGCAGTAGTTGTGTTTGTAGCTGCACCTTTTTCAGCGTTGATATAGATAGTTCTTACAACTTCTCTGTTAATCTCTGCTAAAATTTCAGCAGATAAGATGTTTGCAAGTTCTGTCTCAGCGTCTAAACCATGGATTGCTTTAAGGTCTTGAGCAAGTTCCATTGTGTACTCGGCTTTAAGAGCTCTTGATTTAGCAGTTACAGTTGACTTCTCAATTGAGAATGCCATTTCAGCAAATGCGTTACCAGAGTCATCACCTAATGCTTCAGCCGCAGCTGTTGTCATTGCAGTACCTTTTGTGTAGGCACCAGCAGATGGTGAGTCGTTTAGTACAGATGGATTTGTTCCGCCTTGTGCTGTTGTAGAATAACCATCTACAGCAGAACCAGCAGCATTTCTACCTGAGAAATCTGTATCAGCTTCGTCAAACATAGCTTCGCCACCAGTTTGTGAAGTGTATCTACTTCTCATTGCAAAAATAAGACCAGTTGGACCAGTCATTGGTTGTACGCCTGCGATATCGTATGCGATAAGGTTAGGCATTGCTCTTCTAACTAGTGAAATTAGGATTGGATCCCAATTTGCAACAGATGAACCTGTTGAGTTAGTAGGAGCTGCTTCATTTAAGAAAGCGTTGTCTTCTTTAGAAGCTCTTTCTTGGTTTTCCAAGATAACAGATGTTACGGCACGTCTGTAAGAATCACCGATTTTTGGTAAATCAGGATGCTCTAGGACTGGCTGCCATTTCTTTTCATGTGTTTCGGATAAGTACATGTTTGTTTTCTCCCTATATGTTACTTAATAGATATTTTCATATCTTTTGTTTTGCTTATAGCGGCGGTGTAAGCAGCCATGCTAGAAGATAAGTCATCACTGTTAAGTGTTGACTCTCCAGCCGCCACATCATCTAAATCTTCGCTAACTGTACTTTTTCCAAAGTAAGACTGTTTAACTGTCTCAACTTTTTTCTTAAAGTCTTCGTTAGACGAATACTCAATCTCTTCAACAAGTTTAGTAAACTTCTCTTTTGAAGTATCTGCTAAATCAGCAGACGCTTCAGCTACAATTTCTTTTCTTTGTAGGTCTTTAGCACCTTGATTTAACTCAACGTTCTTAGAAATTTGCTCATCTAGTTTCTTTTGAAGGTCGTCAACTTTAGCAGCTTGCGCTTCTAAAACATCATACTTTTCATCAGGAACATCAATGTAGTGGTCTTCAAATAACTTTTTAAGTCCACCAATAAAGTCTTCAGCGATTTCACCCTTGATTCCTCTTTCTAAAGCAATCTCATTTTCTTTCATCCATTGTTCTACAACGTATGATAGGTATGAGTCTACTTTTTCAACCAATTCGTCTTTTGCTGTTGACATTTCTTGTTCAAATTTATTATTATAGTCTGCTTCAATCTCTTCTGCAATCTCTTTAACTTTAGATTTAATTGCTGTTTCAAAAATCGTAGCAGCCTTATCTTTAAACTCTTCTGATAAGTCAGTTTCACCGGCGATTAAAGCGTCAACGTGTTCTTTTACGTCAACATCTTTATCTTCCTTTTTAGACTTGTAAGATTCTTCTTTGTCGTCAGATTTTTTATCATCTTTCTTGTCCAGATATTTCTTTAGTCCTGCTGGCATTTCGCCTTCTGAAATTTCTTTATCTTCTGAGTTTTCTGTTTCTGTTGATTCCATAGCTTTAGATGGATGTTTGTCATCTAACTTCGGCATAGGATCAGGAGCACCCTCAGATTTTTGAGGTGCTTGACCAGAAACTTCCTTTACTTTCTTAGTTGCGTCCGGATTGCTGTCCGTGGGTTTAACCACAGCTGCGCCTAAATCTTCTGCCTCGTTTGACAAGTGATTCGGTTCAGCCGCAACAGCATTCTTTTTCGGAGCGTCAGCCATAGAATTCTCTTCTATTGCTACTGCTTCTAACGCCTCTAAATTTTTTTCTGTATCGGCCATTAAGAAATCTCCTCTTTGTAAAAATAAACGTTTATTTTCTTATTGTTGTTAAGGTTATTTATAAGTTTAGAGTTTTTTAAGAAAGGACTGAAAGACTTTCGCCTTAGCTTCTGCTAATGCAATAGATTTTGCCTTCTGTATTTCACTCTTCCACTCATTAATTTCCCTCTCAACTAACACACCATTATCCCATACCCACTCTCTTTGTTCCATAATGCCTTCTACGAAAGCGTCTGGAGCGCTTGGGTCTGCAACAATGTCGGCAGCTGTAGCTAAGTAGAAATCATTTCCTACGTAGTTCACACCACCTTTTTGAACCAAGGATCCCATACCTCTTGATGATACGCCTAATTGAGCGCCTTCATCTATAAGACCTTTTACAATCTTACCGTATGGTGTACCCATGATTTTTGCTTCACCAATAAAATTTTTACCGTCTGGATAGAGTTTCGTAATCATGTGTGATACTCGTTCTAAATTTACAGTTGGTCCGTCAGGATGTCCTAACTCGCCAAAGGCTCTTTTCTTATTGATAAACTCTGAGTTGTACCTTTTTACTTCTTTCTGTAAGATATCATTTTCATATACTCGTCCATTTCTATTTTTGATATCGGATTGTAAAAAGACACCACGAATTTTGTAGTTCTTTTCGCCATTAACCTCTTCGGTAATGTATTCTGCGTTTTGTACTTCTTCTGAAATTAGTTTCATATGTTCTCTCTCTGTACTATTTATACAAAAACTTATCTAAACTCTACAATTATTGTGTAGTTATCGTCTTTTGAGAAGTTTTTAGTAGATAAAAGCACGTCTCCCGTTGGTGTAGTTGCGTTATTTGGTATTCCATTACCGTTTACCCTTAAATCCCAAGAACCTTGCCCACTTAAACTTGTCGCCAAACCATTAGATGTACCTGACCAATATAACTCTACAGCACTCTTTGTGTCTGTAGTGTTTATTGACCAATAAATTCTTGCAATAGTTCTAGCGCCATCTTCTGTCATAAAAGTTAACTCTGAAGCGTCAACCTTTTTAACTAAATTTTCTCCTGTACCATCTGATACGTTAGTCATCTTAATTACATGCTTAACACCAGATGTATCAGCGATTGTTTGTGTTGTTACTATATCAGCCATTTGTAAAACCTGTTTCCTTATGACACTCTAAAGCGACTGAAAATGTATCTACGTTAACATCACTTGTTACGAATACATCATTGTTGCCACCCTCGGTGCTCTTTTTTAAATCTAATTCTTCTGGTTTAAGACCATAATTTCCTACACCAGTAAAACTTATTAGTTCTTCGTCATCAATAAAAATCTTAACTTCACCTTTACCAATAACATCATAATATAAATTTGCAACTGAAATAACACTTTCACTTGTTGCATTTAATAATTTAGGTGTATCTACTACCTTTTGAGACACCTCATTTTTAAATCCTTTTACACCAACAATGGTCTTAAAACCATCATCTAACTTTTGTTCAACTTGTACAGTCATTATTGTGCGTCATAGTAAGTCTTTGACAACTCACCTCTTTCAACTGTAGTACCTTTTTTTCTACATCTAAGGTACACTTTAGTAACTGCATTAGTTCCTGGTCTTGTGTGTGTTCTTATACCACCAGATACAGTTGAGTTTGCACCGTCAGCTGAATCAGGATACGTATTAGACGCTGTAGCAGAATTTTCATACTGCCAAACTGCACTTGAACCTGGTACATCTACCCACGCCATCTTTAACTCCCTAGTTGTTCGTCTGTCTCTGCCTCTATGTAATCATAGAGTACAGAAGTGTTTAAGTCGTGGAAGTCTGAAACTTTATCAATTGATTCTTCCACATCCATAACAATATCTTTACCGTCACATTTGTCCATCATTGTAAACATGTCGGTTACCGCCTCTTTATGTAAAGGTGGTAAACTACTGAAAGTCTTACTATCTACTATTTTTTTTTCTTCAAATAGATTAGATATTCGCATCAGCTGGAACCTCGGCCGCTGGTGCTTCTACTGGTGCTTCAACTTCTGTGGCTGGCGCCTCAGGAACCTCAGCTGATGGTTCTGGATTGTTACCGTCTGGAGTAAATTCAATCTCATTACCTTGTGTGTCATGCACTGCGTCTGTTCTTTCACCTGGGTCAATTACTGCTGGTTTAGGGTCACTAAACGCTGTTGCTTGGTCGCCTTGTCCAGGTGTAGATGTAAAGATATTCTTCGCTACATCAATTCTTTGTTGGTCTAAAGCAGAGGCAACTTTGTCTCTTAATGCGTCTTTAAAAGCCTCACCAGCTTCTGCATTTGCACCTTTGCCTAGATTATCAATAAATGATTTTACTTTTTCTGTCATTATAGTTCTCCATTATCTGTTGACGGTTCAGCTATGATACCATCATCAACTTCTTGTTTAATTTGTTTATCAATATCTTCAATTTCTCTTTCGTTTTGTTTAAGCACATGCTTACGAACATACTCAATTGAATAATATTTACCAATGTAATCTCTCATTTGGTCAGCCAGTCTCAATCTTTCCATTAACATTTCCGCATTTTTTAATTCTGCAAAATGGCCGTCTTGTAAGAAATCATATTGTAAATGGTCTTTAACAGTAAACCAATCTTCTTCAGCTATTACTGCTTTTAATACTAACTGTGTATGAAGTATATCATTAAACAGTTCAGTAAATTTCTTTCTTAATCTTTGAACAAACTTTGTAAATTTAAGTTCGTCTCTAGTAATTTCAGTAGAACGACCCATGTTAAATCCTTGGTTCGCCTCTAATCTACTAGCAGGAACATTTAAACTTCTATAAAGTTTTGCTCTAAAGTATTCAATGTCTGCAATCTCTCCCAAGTTTTGACCACCAGGCAATGTAGAAATATCTGTACCTCTACCACCCTCTCTACTTGGTAACCAGAAGTCTTCCAACATTGACATGTAATTTCTGTCGTCTCGGATTTCTCCTGTCTGTGCGTCATAGACAAGTTTATTTCTATACTTAGCCATAACATCACGTAAGTATTGCTCTGCCTTTTGTTTAGGTAGATTACCTACATCAATTTTAAATATACGTCTCTCTGGTGCTCTCGCAATTCTGTATATAACAGCTGCGTCTTCAATCATTCTTAACTGATTGACAGGTTTAATTGCCTTATGTAAATAAGACAACACCATGTTTTTATTCTGGTCAACTAAACCAGAAGGACAAAATGCGATTGCGTCAACGGCAATCTTAATACCACCAGATGTAGTATTTGTAATTCCTTTTTCGTTGAAGATAAAATACTCTTGCATTTGGTCTACAACTGATAAACCATATGGAGTAGGTCCGTCAGGTCTTTGTTTCCTGATTTCTCTAATCTTCTTAATTTTTCGTGGGTCTATGTATCTTAACTCTGTGATACCTTTGTGTGTACTTTCTCTATCAATTACTTTATGATAGAATAAACGGCCATCTACGTACCATCTTCTAAAGATATCATGCCCTTTAGTATTGAAGTTCATAAGACGTAAGACTTCTTTAAACTCGTCTTCTATCTTTCTACGAACATCATTACCAAATGGTAAATTCTCTAAATTTAATTTTACGGCGTCCTTTAATTCATTCGCAACGATAGCCTCGTTGATAATGTCTTCTACTGCCATGTCGCACTCTGGATGAAGTGCTATCTCTCTATAACGTCTGATTAAGTCCTGCTCATTTTTAGCAGTACCTTCCATGTCAAGGTACTGGCCAAAATAACCACCGGCAGCGACAGTTGATGTACCGTCATCTGCCTGTGGTGTTGTAAAGCTTTGCTTTGGATCCTGTTTAGGTTTGACCCTTGTTATAGAAAATCCAAATAAATCTGCCATACTATATTCCTTTACTGTTCATTATCTATTTATACTACTTTTTAGGTAGTAGTGTTCGTTTCAAAGTATTGGTATGCCATAGTAACAGCAAATTCTTCAATTGCCGTAGCTTCGTCATAACTCAATTCAATCGGAGCAATGATTGTAGGGAATACACCTCTTAAAGTGTAACTCTTAATCGTTGTACCGTTTCTATCTAATTGGTCAACAAATGCGTCAACTTGATAATCCGCTGGATTAGTTAAGCCTTCGTTATCTGTCATGTTATTGATACCATTTGACCATCTTTCAAAAGCATTTCTGATTTTGAAATTAGTGTCATTTAGTACAGTAATTGACCAATCTTCTATTGTTCTATCACCAGCAATCTTAATACTTCTTCCTCTGAAAGGAACATTAAAACTAGGTAAGTTCATACCTGGTAATGAAGTTGCTTTACATAAGAATGCTAGGTCTTCTATTTCTCCACCAACTTGTGCGTAACCAGGAAAAGGCATTGTTACCTTAAACTGATTGGCTCTTGCGCCA